CTCCCTCGCCAACACGGGCATCCTCTCGCTCTCCGAGATGTTGCAGGCGAGTTATGGTGCGGTCACATGGGACGGCACTGGTCTGAACTTCCTCGCTGTAGCTGGCGGTGGTGCAGGGTCTTCGGGCAATGGCGGAGGTAGTTTCCGTGGCGGCGGCGGTGCTGGCGGTGCTGGCGGCTACGTCACGAGTTGGGCGGGGTCGAGCGCCACAGAAACCTCCGGCGGCGGTGCGGCTGTCTCCAGTTCGCTCACAATTTCCTCCGGCTCAACTTATGTGTTTACGGTCGGCAAGGGCGGCACCCGAGGCGACAGCAGCGGCACACTGCTCGGCACTAACGGCTCTGACACGACAATGGTGGCAGGCGCCACGACGCTCTTTAGCGCCACTGGCGGCGGTCGGGGCGGTGAAGGCTACAACAACAGCACAGGCGGCACAGAAACGGGTGCACCCGGTGGCTCCGGCGGCGGTGGCGGTGCGGATGCCGCCAATGTGCAAAATTTGGGCGGCACTGGGAGCCAAGGCTCTGACGGCGGCTTTGGTCAGTATTCCTACGGCAACTATTTGTCGTCCGGCGGCGGCGGCGGTGCAGGGGCTGACGGTGGCGATGTAAATGTTACAGGATCTGGCTATGGCGGCGAAGGCGGCGATGGCTTGCAATCAACCATCACCGGCACGCCAACCTACCGAGCAGGCGGTGGCGGGGGCAGCTCGGCAGATAATGGCACATACCTGCCCGGTGATGGCGGTCAAGGTGGCGGCGGTAACGGGACTGGGTCGAATAACAGCACATACCTTAACCGCAGCCCTAATGCTCAGCCCCATGTCGGCGGCGGGGGCGGTGGCTCGTCGTTTAGAACAGGGGCGCAGCAGGCCTTGGGCGGTCACGGTGGCAGCGGGGTCATTATCCTGAGACTGCCAGCGGCTTCAGGCTACGACCAGACTAAGTTTGCTGGCGAGCTGACGTCGAACTCGAACGTGACTGCCAGCTACGGCACCGACAACGGCGACTTGATCGTTACGTTGCAGATCACAGACGCAACTAGCAGCGATCCACGCGGCACCAGCAATGGAACCGTGACGTGGACGCCTAGCTTCTAACCACCCTCTATACGGTCCTTGGACCCCAAACTTTTAAGAACAACTAAGGAGAATATTATGACTGATCAAAAGCAATGGTTTATGTCGAAGACTGTATGGGGGGTACTGCTTATGCTTGCCTCTTCTGTTCTGACCAGCTTTGGTCTTGAGCTAGATGCAGCTTCCCAACAACAGATTGTAGACCTTATTATGCAGGCTATCACTGTAGGTGGTGGTGCATTGGCTGTCTACGGTCGAGTGACGGCTAAGACCTCCCTTAAATGAGTAGAGACCTTACCTCTGTAGTAGAGACAGCGTTGACGGCTGATGTTATTGAGCCGTTCTTCGCTGTCGATCTACTCTTTGATTCCCCTAGTGAGCTATACCTGTGGACTGGCGTTGGTGACAAGACCATCAACAGCAAGACCTATCAGGGTGCTGGTGCCTTGTTACAGATCGAAGCTATCGAAGAGACAGCCGATATAGCAGCTAGGGGCGCTACTCTTACTATGAGTGGCATCCCGTCAAGCCTGCTTAGTCACGCCCTACAAACGCAGTACCAAGGTCGAGTCTGTAAGATATACTTCGGTGTCATGGGGACGCCAGCAGACTACGTTGAAGTATTTTCTGGCTATATGGACCAGATGACGATTGACGAAGGCCCTGAGACCAGCACCATTGTTATGACTGTAGAGAACAAGCTGGTAGCCCTAGAGCGTCCAGCAGCAACCCGCTATACCTCTGCATATCAGAAGGACAAGTATGCTGGTGACAAGGGCCTAGATTTTGTAGAGGGCCTTCAGACCAAGAAGATTATATGGGGGTCTATACCCGAGTGAATTATCAGCAAGAGTTCTTGGTACAAGTCGAGAACGACATCCGACCGCTGCTAGAAGAACACTGGCAAGAGATTGCCCTAAATAGAGACAAGATAAAGCTGAACCCTGATTGGGAGAGGTATCACTATCTGGAAAGTAAAGGTTTGCTAAAGATTTTTACTGCCAGAGAAGAGGGCAAGTTAGTAGGATATTTTGTAGTTGTTGCCTCTTACAACCTACACTACAAAGACCATATCTTTGCCGTTAATGATGTTATCTACTTGCACCCTGACTACAGAAAAGGCCACACTGGTATTAAGCTAATCCAGTTTGCAGAGAAATGCCTTCAGCAGGATGGGGTTTCAGTTCTGACTATCAATACAAAAGTACACAGACCATTTGACGTGGTGATGAAGTTCTTAGGCTTCGGCCTGATCGAGCGAGTGTACTCCAAGTATATAGGAAAATAATATGGCAATTACCGGCGTAGCCATTCTTGGCGGGGCTTTTGCTGGCGCTAGTGCGGCTAGTGTGATTGGCCTTGGGGCTATAGGTACCGCCGCACTTGTTGGCATTGGTGCTATCGGCCAAGGCTACCTAGCCTATCAGAACCAACGGCAAGTAGAAGAGCTTCAGTCCAAGGTGGCAGGGCTTTCTACTGGTGGGTACACAGTCAACCAGAAGGGTTCTGCTCTTCACCATCAGGTTGTCTATGGCAAGACTAAGATCGGCGGTGTTATTGTCTTTGACCATGCACACGGCACAGATAACAAGTACCTGAGTCGTATCGTTGCATATGCAGCGCATGAGATCGACGCCTTTGAAGAAATTTACATCGACAACTACAAAGTAACATCTCTTGGCTCAGACGGTAACGTAGCTGAGGTCCGAGAAGTAGACGAGAACGGCAACGTCATTGGCAGTGCCGACACTCGGTTTAGCGGGTTTATTAAAATTCGTAAGATTCTGGGTGGACATACCACCTCCTTGGATGGGCAAAGTCTGTCTATGCCTGATGGTTCTGGGACCGCTAATTTTGGTGGCGGCAAATGGACTGCTAACCATAAGTTACAGGGCATTGCTCACTTGGCTGTTATGTTTAAGTTTGACCGTCCTGAAGAAGAGGGCGATATTGACCGTTACCAAAGTGGTCTGCCCTCAGTCACTGCACTTGTGCGAGGCAAGAAGCTCTATGACCCTCGTACTGCCACTACAGCTTGGTCTGACAATCCAGCACTAATTATTCGTGACTATCTCATTAACTCTGATTATGGCCTTGGCGAGGCTACTGGCAACATTGATGACACCAAAGTGTCTACAGCAGCCAACATCTGTGACGAGACTGTTTCCACTGATAGCAGTACCAGATACACCTGTAACGGTGCTTGGCTAACCTCTCAGACCCCTATCGACTTGCTGACTCAGCTTACAGGCACCTGTGCAGGAACTCTGTGGTACGCACAAGGCAAGTGGCGGCTGTTAGCCGGTAAATATGTAGCCCCTACCGTAACGCTGAATGAGGACGATCTACGGTCGCCTCTGAGCATCTCTACCCGTCACTCTCGCAGGGATAACTTCAACGGAGTACGAGGGGTATTCAAGGGACCAGCTAGTAACTACCAGATGACGGACTACCCTCTGGTTTCTAGCCAGACCTTTATTGATATAGATGGTGGTTTGGAGTCTGTGTTGGACTTGCCCCTGCCGTTTACTGATAGCCCCGGTGAGGCACAGAGGTTGGCTAACATCGCCCTTGAGCGTAACCGTAGCCAGCTTACCCTGACAGGAGCCTTCGGTCTTCAAGCCTTTGCCTTGCAGGTAGGTGACATTGTAAACGTCACTAACGCTCGGCTAGGCTTCTCAAACAAGATATTCGAGGTTGTGCAATGGTCCTTTGGTATTGTGGACGGGGGTGATCTACAAACCAATCTTACGCTGCGTGAGACGACCACTACTACCTATGACGAGTATCAAGACGTAGCCTTTGAGTCTGACAACACCACCCTTCCCGGTGTGCTTGGACCTACAGTTATTGCTGGCTCTGGTGATGTAAACTCTACCACGGATGTCACTGGTCTGACTGCTTCTGGTGGTGTACGAGAGATTTACGTCAACTGGACTAACCCAATTAACAATGACTTTAACTACACTAAAATCTACTATGATGACGACAGTGGTATTGGCGGGGCAAGTCAGCAAAACGTTACAGGTGAGTCTTTTGT